TTTCTATATTGCCAGCTAATTTGCTACCATATGGTTCTAAAGTATGTTTATTTTTTTCATAAATATTATTTAATTCATCAACTTCATCTAAGGGCAATTCATATTTTCTTATGATCTTTCCCATAACTATAGCTTTAGTTTTAATTTTTTTCCCAAGTTCCCAACCAGCCATATTTAATCCTTTCTTTTTTTATGCTTTGTTAATTTATAACACCAAATCGATGTCAAGAAAACAATATAAAATAATTATATTGCAGAACAAAAAAATATGCTTACATTAGGTTCTCACCAAAATTAACAATCATAGGAGAAAATATGGAAAACGAAGATATAAATAAAGCCATTGCCTACCTTGCAGATAAGGTGAGCAAATACCACGAACGACTATTAGCTTTAGAGAGAGATACTGAAAGACACATTAAGAACACAGAACAGCATTGTTGCGATGATTGTAATTGTAAAAAATCTTAAGACTTAGGAGTCTGACCTAACATATCTTTTAATGATGGAGCAAATACTTTTACATCACGCTTAATTTTTTCTGCGGTTGTAGAAGTGTTTGGATCATCTATATCAGCTTGCACGGCTTCTTCAGAATTATATTCTTGACCCGTATCAATATTTATAATTGTGGTTTCTGTTTTAACATTATACTTTGGAACCACTCTACCATCTTCTAACGTAACTGTTCCAATTTGTTCTGCGTTTTTTATTATTGGCATTTTATTCTCTCCATCTTAAATTAAAACTTAAAATAATCCTATCTTGATTAGAATTATTTTGTTGCACCTCATGTTGTAACCATGAAGGAAAAAAAATCAAGTTATTCTCCTTTGCTTCCCACTGCACACTATGCGCAAAATGAACTGATAAATCTTGATTTTTAGGCGGATCAAGAACTTCAGCTTGCGGTCTTGGTTCTATAAAAACAAGATTGCCACTATTTTTTGGCACTTTTACATAATATACTCCAGATAAAAAATTTAATGGATGCGTGTGAACTGTGTTTCTAGCACCTGGCGGGTTTATCATACCCCACAATCCAGTCATTTCAGGACCATATTTTCTATCAACACTTAATGCATTAAAACATTCTTGTGCTTGAAACATTATATCTTGTGTTACTTCTTTGAAGCCTTCATGCAGATACAAATCTTCTTTGCTGTGCCACCCTTTTATATTTGATTTTGGTGACCCAACTTTATCTTGTTTTTGTAAATCGTAAAGTTTTTGTTTTAAATTATAATTGTTTTCCAACTCTGTGGTAAACACAGGAGTAATAAACATACCTTGCAATTTCATTCTTTTTCCCTTTCTAAAGTTGACCTTTTGTAACCTCCATAAAACTTACAATTATGTGAACTTGATTAGCAGCGTTAGCCTGCGCTTTTAATACATCAGATTCTTGCAAAACAAGAGGCTGAGATATTAATTCTGTTGTAGTATTAGTTGCCACACTTTTTGCTTTAAATAATTCAAAAGTTGCAGATGATCTAACGACTTCTAAATCTACTAATGTTGTGCTTCCAGAATCATTGCAAATTAAAATAGATTTTACAACATCTGTTGTAGGTGGCACAGGAGGTGTAGCACCAGGGTTAGCTGTAGGCACAGTTAGTATGGTTGTTAAATCTGTTGATGTCATATCAACCATTGCGCTTTTAAATGTATTAGCCAAGGAAAAAACCCTCCGATTCTGATTCTTCTTTTATATCCTGTTGATAGTTTGTATTTAATAAAAATATTATTTGATCAAGTAATCTAATCATCTGATCAAACTGACCAGCATCATACTCTGGTGTAGCGTTAGGTAATCTAGTGATTGTAATTTTAGCCATTAATCTTTTTTCTTATACCAGCATGTTAAAGTAAATCTGGACCCCTTTATGACATTTAAAACAGCGTGCTTATACATTTTTCCGTCCATGTAATAAGTTCTACCTTTAATAGGAGCAACTTGTACGCCCTCTACAATAGCCTCGCCTCCAACAAAATCTTCATTTAAAAAAGTAACAGATGTGCCTGTTGTTTTGTCTGAAGCATGGTCTAAATGAAAATTTTTAGAGCACCCTGTATCATATACTACTATTTGTGACCAATCTACTTCATTAAATAATGGATGACTGTTGTTAAAGTCAGCATTTATTGTATTTTTTACTTTTTGCACAATATTGTGTGTTGAGGGTATCTCGACGTGAAGTGATTCATACCAAGAATTCCAATCCTGTTTTTCAACAAAAGGCTTCAATTGATCAATATCTTCGTTAGATAAAACATGGTCTTTGATATATATCATCTTCTACCGTCTGGTCTTATTTGCAATTTCTGTGAACCAAGTCTCCAAGGTGTATCATCTATAGTGTTAGTTGTATATCTTATTTTTACCGCTCTTCCTCTACCTCTGACATTAATTTTTTCTGTTGTGTTAGTAATAGAACCATTAGTCGTCACGTTAGCTGCGGATTGAGGATATTGTTCTAAAGTTAATTGTGCTGTCATTGTGTTCGCTAGATTATCAAAATCTGGTACTAATTTACTTACCGACATTAATTGATCTCCATCTGCTATTTCAACAGACCCTGTTTCCAAGAATGCTGTAATAGCTGATCCATCTGCTTGGTTGTTGCCAGACTCATGTTCATACACAAAAGATGAACCAGCAGTTAATCCTAGTATGGTAGACACGTTAGCTGTGGCACTAGCGTTGTATTCAGTGGCTATCGGTTTCTCATATACGTAAGCACCAAGCCATGTAGTTCTACCAAGACTCAAAGTGTACCAAGTTCCTTCCAAATAATTATATGCAACTGCTCTATCAATTTGTGATGCATTAGCTGAAGGATAGTACCAAATTATTTCATTATACGCTGTGTTTAATCCTACAGCTATGTCATTTTTGTTTGTATAGCTAAGATCATCAAAAACAAAATCTTGAACAGAACACGGCATTTTTTTGACAACACCGTCATAAAGGTAAAATGCATCATCAGACATCCAATATGCTTTACCATTTACTTCTATAGCTGCATGTTGAGCAATTAAACCAGCGTTAGCACCAAGTTGTCTAAGGCCAAAAGTAAAAGGTGTACCAACAAATTGAATACCGTGCAATGACGTGTCTGTCCAAACCAGTATCTGTCCTGATGATTTTACGGCTCCCACTATTTTTGATCCATCTGTTATTCTCAAAGATCCAGCTTCGTTTGTAGCAACAGGCGTGTAGTCTGTTGCATCTTCTCTATCTGAAAATCTAAAAAATAGATCATCTTGAGTGTCAGGGGTGCCGATTGTAGTTTCTGTGCCAAATATTAATAAATGTCTCGTATCTGTTGAAACAATACTAAATCTTGATGCAGTTGGAGCATTTGACAAAGCTGTTGCTCTTGAAGCTAAACCTCCTGACGTGTCCCAGACAAATGTGCCACCATCTAAAACAGTTGCAATTAAGTCTTCACCAAAGTTATCTAATGACCAGTTTCTTCCTACTATGACGACATCAGATGCAGAGCTAGCCGTGCCCCACGTGCCACTACTCCAAGTGTCTGTGCCCCATCCAAGTCCGTACGTGGATGTTGCTGGTCCTACGTTTATTTGATATTTTGCATTGCCTGAGCCACCACCACCAGATGTTGATCCAGATGCTGTGTCAGTGTGCGTTACTGTGTAATTATTTGCATCAGTTATAGACGTAATTTCAAATTCTTGATTCATGTCTAATCCATCAATTGATGAAAAAGAGTCAAAAGTTACAAAATCTCCCTGTATTGCGTTATGGCCAGTGTCGGCTACAGACACCGTGGTGGTGCCATTTGTTGTGAAAGGATTGGTTAAAGCTTGTGTTTCACGAATAGGAGTTATGTCATACACCGCTCCTTCGTTGTATATATACAGTTTTCTATTCGTGCCTAGGGCCAGATATCTTAAACCATCTAAACCTACCCATGAGTGAGTGTCTCTTACAACACCTACTATAGTTTTATTAGGATTAGGTAGATTTGTCCAACCACCCCATCTTTCTGGTTTGCCGTAGTGAAATCTTACAAAATCAGAATCAACGTATTTTCTGTCATCACCTGCAGAGTATGCTGTATCTTGTTTGTCCACACCAGGTCTGAACTTTAAGTCTACCAATTTCATAGTTTAATAATAAATTACTTATTGTTTTGAGGCAAGAATTGAGTTCCTACATTGCCTCTAAATGCATAATTACCGTAGTGAGTCATACCTGACATTATGTCAGCGTAGATTTTGCCACCCATATTTTGCCATAAACGGCAGAAAGCGTAGTCTTCAGATAGATATCTTTTAGTTTGTGGCTCTATCATGGT